TACGCGGCGCAGATGAAAGAGATCACGGAGACCTACAAGGATCAGCAGGACGCCGCGACGCGTGTCGGCAACGGGCTCGACGCGCTGGGCGCGGGGTTCGACTCGGCGGCGCGCGCCTACGCCAAGGCCAACGACAACTTTGCCGCTGGCGGCCAGGTTTTCACCGGCATCACCAATGCGATGTCGCAGTCGATCGACTTCCTCGCGGGCACGTCGTCGAAGGGCTTCGCTCAGATCGCGCAGGATTTCGCGACCATGCTGGCCAAGATGGCGTTGCAGGCCGCCCTCTCGCCCGTGTTCAAAGCGCTGGGCAGCGCCGTGTCGGCCGGTCTTGGGGCATCGATCCCCGGCGCGGGCATTCCCGGCGCGGCAGGCATGGATGCGTTTCTGAGCACGGGCGGCGGGGGCGCCAGCGGCGGCATTTTCAGTTCGATCCTGTCGGGCATCGGCTCGATCTTCGGTCGCGCCACGGGCGGGCCGATCATGCCGGGGCAACCCTATCTGGTGGGCGAGAACGGCCCCGAGCTGATCGTGCCGGGCGGCGCGGGACAGGTGACGCCGATCGCGGGCGGCTCGGGCGGCGTGACGGTCAATCTCGACATGCGCGGCCAGCAGTCGACGAGCGGCACCAATCCGCAGCAGGCGGTGGCGCTCGGTCGCAAGATCAAGGCGGCGGTCTCCGACGTCATCCAGACCGAGAAGCTGCCGGGCGGATCGCTCTACAACCGCGTGACCGCGTAGGACCGGGGGCCGCATGGCACACAACACGCCTTATTGGTCGTGGTGCGCTGCGCCGGGTGCCGCGCGCTCGACCGCGCTCGCGATCGATCAGACGAACTACGGCGACGGCTACAATCATCGCGCGACGCGCGGCATCAACCCGGCGCGCCCGTCGTGGACGCTGACGTTCCCCTTCGTCGGGCTCGACGAGCTGCAGGACTTCGACGACTTCCTCGTCGCCAATGCCGCCACCGGGTTCTGGTTCACGCCGCCCGACAGCGCGACCGATCTGTTCGTCAGCTGCGACACGTGGTCGGCGACGATCGTCGACACCAATCAAGGGGCAGGCATCGTCGGCACGCTGCAGGCGACGTTCGTGCGCCAGTTCAACCCGCAGCCGCTGAACGCGCCGCCATGACCGATCTCGCGACGACCGGCCTGCTGACGCTCTGGCAGCTCGACACGACGATGCTCGGGCCTGCCGGGCAGATGTTCTATTTCAGCAGCGCCGAGGATTTCGACACCGAGATTTTCTGGGGCGGCAATCGCTACGTCGGCCTGCCGATGGACGCGACCGGCTTCGAGATGACGACCAAGGGGCCGCCCGTTCAGCCCTCGATCACGCTGTCGAACATCTATGGCGCGGCGACCGAGCTGCTGATGACTTACAACGGGCTGATCGGCGCGGTGGTCTCGCGCATCCAGACGCTGCGCCGCTTCCTCGACGACGGCGCGACGCCCGACCCGAACGCGTGGATCACGTGGGACACCTACGTCGTGGCGCAAAAGACGAGCCACACCGCGCTCGCCGTCGTGTTCAAGCTGGCGACGAAAATGGACCAGCAGGGAACCCAGCTGCCGCGACGGCTGATCCTGCGGGACATCTGCACGCATACCTATCGGTTCTGGGACGCGAATCTCGGCGGCTTCAACTATTCGAAAGCGTCGTGCCCCTACACCGGCAACTGGTTCTCCGACGCGACCAACAATCCCGGCCCGCCGCAGCTCGACGCCTGCAGCCGCACGATCGTCGGCTGTTCGCAGCGCTTCGGCGGCGGCGTGCTGCCCGCTCGATTTTTCCCCGGCGTCGGCAAGGTGAAGTGATGCTGCCCACCCGAATCGATCACGTGCCGCTGTCGCCGAAATTCCCGCCAACCTGGACGCGCGAGATCGCCGAAGCCGCCTACACGCACGCGATCGCCATGTTCCCCGAAGAGGCGGCGGGCATCGTCGAGGGCGGCCAGTTCGTGCGTCTCGACAATCTCTCAAAGACGCCCGAGGACGACGTGCAGCTCGACGACGCCGCTCTGATGCGCGTGTCGTCGGCCGATCTGTTCTTTCACAGTCACCCCAACAACCACGGCTGCCCGAGCGAATTGGACATGGTCTACCAGCAACAGCTCGGCGTGCCGTTCGTCGTGATGGCGCTGCCGATTTACGACGTGTTCGCCTTCGGCGAAGGGCTCGAGCGCGCGCCGTTGGTCGGGCGCGGCTTCAGGCACGGGGTGCACGATTGCTACTCGCTGATTCGCGATTGGTACGTCGAGCGCGGGATAACAAAGCTGTGGGACCAGCCGCGCGCTTGGGAGTGGTGGTCGAAAAAACAGAATCTCTACATGGAGAACTTTGACGCCGCTGGCTTCGATCGCATCGATCGGGCCGAGGCGACGCGCGCGGGCGATCTGCTGCTGTTCAACTTCAACTATCCCGTGCCGATGCACGGCGCGATCGTGGTCGACAAGGATCTGATTTTGCACCACGCGTCGGGCACCAAGCCGGTCGACGCGACGCGGCTGTCGACAATGGTGCCGCGCCAGCGCATGGCCCGCCTTGCGTCGGTGGCGCTGCGCCATCGTGATCTATGATCAGGGACATCTATCTGCACGGCGCAGCGGGTCGCGAGTTCGGGCGGCACTTTCGCCTGCACGTCGCGAGCCCGGCCGAGGCGGTGCGCGCGCTGATCACGCTGCGCCCCGGTCTGCGCGCCCTGCTGCGGCGCGGCTACTGGCGCGTGATCGTCGGCCCGCCGCATCTGGCGAACGCGATTGAGCTCCAGCATGTGAACATGCGGGCGGGCTCGCAGCCGCTGCACATCGTGCCAGCGACCGGCGCGGCGGGCGGCGGCGGCATCGGCAAGGCGGTCGCGGGTGTGGCGCTGATCGGCGCTTCGATCGTCACCGCCGGGCTCGCCGCGCCTGCGGGCTTCGCCGCCTTCGCCTCGCTCGAGGGCGCTGGCGCTGCGCTCGGGGCCAGCACGGGTTTTCTCGGGCTCACCTACGGCGGCATTGCGCTGGCGGGCGCGTCGATGGTGCTGGGCGGCATCTCGTCGTTGCTGACGCAACCGCCCGCGCAGACGCAAGCGACGCAGGCGACCGCGATGGCACCGCCCGGCAATTCGCCGTCGTTCATGTTCAACGGCGTCACCAACAACAGCCAGCAGGGCGGCCCCGTGCCGCTGGTGTTCGGCACGCACCTGACCGGCTCGGTCGTCGTGTCGGCCTCGCTGATCGCCGAGGACATCGCAGTATGAGAAACGACGACGTCCACGTGCAGCGCATCGCCGACCCGCGTCGTCACATGCGACGCGTGGCCGCCAAGGGCGACGGCAAGTCCGGCGGCGCGAACTCGGGCGGCACGACGACGCCGCATCAGGCGGTCGATGCGCCGAACACGCTGCGCTCGATCGCGACCGCGCGGATCATGGAGGTGTTGAGCGAGGGCGTCGTCGCCGGGATGCACACCGCAGCCGCCGGCGGGCCGTTCTGGAACTCGGTGTTTCTCGACAACACGCCGATCGCCGACCCGGCGGGCAACTTCCAGTTCAACATCTCGCAAGGGGATTTTCGCTACGGCTACCCGTCGCAGGACTGGATTCCAGGTTACTCGCAATCGGAAGCCGAGTTCACCGTGGGCGTGGATGCGATCTATGCCACGCCGATCGTGCGCGATCTCAGCGACACGAACATCACCAGCGTCCGCTACATGCTGACGATCCCGGCGCTGTGGTTTCAGGAGCAAAACGGCGACGTCAACGGGTCGTCGGTGGCCTACGCGTTCGACATCGACATCGACGGCGGCGGGTGGTGGAACGCCGTCACCGAGCGGATCACCGGCAAGTGCATGTCGCCCTATCAGCGCAGCGTGCGCGTCACGCTGCCCGCGCCGATCACCAACACGTGCCAGATCAGGATCGAGCGACTCGACTTCAACAACGTCACCAACAACAGCAACGATTTTACATGGACGTCCTACACCGAGATTGTCGACGGCCAGCTCGCCTACGATGACACGTGCGTCGCCTCGATGGCGGTCGACGCCGAGCAATTCCCCAACGTGCCGCAGCGCGCCTACTGGCTCGACGGCATCATGGTCGAGCTGCCGACCAACTATAACCCTCGCACGCACGGCTATTCGGGCGATTGGGATGGCAGCTTCTACGTTCAGTGGACCAACAACCCGGCGTGGATTCTCTACGCGCTGCTGACCAACGAGCGCTGGGGGCTCGGGCGCGACATCGATGCGAACTCGATCGACAAGTGGTCGTTTTACGACGCGGCGGTCTGGAACGATCAGAGCGTGCCCGATGGCTACGGCGGCAGCGAGGTCATCTGGACGTGCAATTGCGTCATCAACACCGTGCAGGACGCGTGGCAGGTGCTGACCGCCGTCGCGTCGTCGATGATCGGCTCGCTCTACTTCGCCAACGGCACCGTCTATCTGGTGCAGGACCGGCAGGTCTACGCGCCGACCCGGCTGTTCTCATCGAGCGACGTGGAGAACGGGCTTTTTGACTACACCGGCACCGACTATCGATCGATGTATAACGCGGTGGCGGTGTCGTGGATCGACCCGCTGCAGCAATACACGCCCGCCGTCGAGCTGGTGCAGGACCCCGTCCTCGTCGCCCAGCAGGGCTATCGCGACACGACGTTGAACGCCTTCGGCTGCACGTCACGCGGGCAGGCGCAGCGCTTGGGGCGATGGCTGATCTATACGTCGCAGTATGAGACCGAGGCGGTGTCGTTCTCGGTCGGGCTCGACAATTGCGATCTGCGACCGGGCGAGGTCATCGCCATCGCCGACCCGTCGCGCGCGGGCGCCCGCATGGGCGGTCGGCTGCTGGACGACGACGGAGCGGACACGATCACGCTCGACATGCCAGCGCCGACCAACGCGGGCGGCATCTACCAGATTCTGGTCACGGTGGGCTCAACGACCAATCCCACGCCGCCCTATGCGGGCGTGACGATCGTCGCGGTGACGCCGATCGCGTGGCTCGCTGGCGGCCAGGTTCAGGTCAGCGGCAAGACCGCCGACATGGTGGCGGGCTGCCAATACATCGCGCACTCGGGGCTGGTCGAGCCGACGTGGTGGCGCGTCGCCACGGTGACTGATGTCGGCGGCTCGAAATATACGATCCTCGCGACTCAGTTCACGCAGGAAAAGTTCGACTACATCCGCAACGGCACGCTGGTCGCGCCGCCGTCGTTCTCGCTGATCCCGACCGGGCCGCTGCAGGGCCCGACCAACATCACCGACACCGAATATATCTACCTCGACGGCGCGGGCTGGCCGCAGTTCGGCGTCATCGTCTCGTGGACGCCCGCCAGCGATGCGCGCGTCGCCTACTACCAGATGGAGATGTCGGGGCCGAACGCCGATTATCGAATCTTCCG